AAATTTAAAATATACAAAGCAAAAGATAAATCTATTTGGAGAATGTTTGCTAAACACCATTATTTGAATCATTCACATAATAATGCAGCTCATGTTTATATAGCAACCATAAATGATCAGATTGCTGGTGTTTTAAGTGTTTTACATTTGCCTCATCCAAAAGTAAAAAATATAAAAAAAGTTCATAGATTAGTTATATTGCCAGATTATCAAGGAGCTGGATTTGGTGTTAAATTTTTAGAAGAAATAGGTAATATTTATAAAAAACAAAAATATAGATATAGCATAGTTACATCTGCTCCAAGTTTAATATATGCTTTAAAAAAATCTAATAAATGGATGTGTAAAAATTTTGGAAGATTAAAAGGAGGGGGAACTGGTTTATTGCATGGTAAAAATAGCAAATCAACTTCAAATTCTAAAAATAGAATAACTGCATCATTTGAAATGAAATAATATGAACAAAACCGAACAACATAAAAAAGCAATAATAGAAGCGTTTGAGCTTTCATTAGGTGTTGTAACAACAGCTTGCGAGAATGTAGGTTGCAACAGAGCAACTTATTATGATTATTACAATAAGGATCAAAAGTTTAGAGCTAAGGTTGATGAGTTACAAAATGTAGCTTTGGATTTTGCAGAGAGCCAACTACATGAGCAAATAAGAGATGGGAATACAACAGCAACAATATTCCTACTAAAAACAAAAGGGAAAAAAAGAGGTTATATTGAAAGGCAAGAAATACAACACGATGCCTCTATTGAAAGCAAACTAATTGAATGGACACCAGCAAACCAAAAAGAGTAACAGAGTTTTGTAATAAACAATTTTATCAAGCAGTTAACTCACATAAAAGATTAAACATATTTCAAGGTGGTACAAGATCTGGCAAATCCTGGAGCTTAATGCAATATTGTTTATATCTGATGACTACTGAAAAGAAACCATTAACTATAAGCATAGTTCGTAAAACATTACCAGCACTTAAAAGATCAGTTCTAAGAGATTTTTTACATATATCTAGGCAATTAGGTATTTACTGGAATGGAGTGCATAACAAATCAGAAAACACATTTGAATTTAATGGGCATACTTTAGAGATGTTTAGTGCTGATGATGCTCAAAAAATTAGAGGATCCGCTAGGGATATACTTTGGATTAATGAGGGTAATGAATTATTTTTTGAAGATTATCAGCAATTAGTAATGAGAACTAGGCAAAGGATATATATTGATTTTAACCCATCTGATCCAGTACATTATCTTTATGATTTAGCAGAGAGAGATGATGCTAACTTATTTATCTCAACATACAAAGACAATAAGTTTTTGCCTAAAGAGTTAGTTGATGAAATTGAAAGGATTAAAGAACGAGATCCAGATTATTGGCGAGTGTATGGTGAAGGTCAAAGAGCTGTATTTAGTGAAAAGCAAATATTTAAGAATTGGAATTATATCCCTCATAAAGATTTTCCAGAGTTAGATGATGATGTACTAGGATGTGATTTTGGATTTTCCCAAGACAATCTAGCTATTGTAAAAGTTGGTAAACATAATAACAGCTTATACATTCATGAGCTTATTTATAAAAAAGGAATGACTAACAGAGATATTGCCGAGTTTATAAAAGAACAAAAGTTAGATGATATGCTTATGTATTGTGATAGTGCTGAGCCAAAAAGTATTGAGGAACTTAGACAAATGAGTATATGGGCAAAAGGAGCAGTAAAAGGACAAGGCAGTATTAATGCTGGTATTTCATTATTAAAAGAATTTGATATTTATGTTAGTGAGGAATCAACAAACATACTTAAAGAACAATTAAGCTATATATATGATGAGCTTAAAGATGGCACAATAATCAACAAACCAAAATCTATCCAAGCGGACCACCTTTTGGATTCGATCAGATATTGTGTATATAGTAGATGGCGAAATAGAAATGATTTTTTTGTTGTATAATAAAAGAATTTAATATTTTGTATTTTTACATAAAATTTTATTTTAATGGCATCATTCTTTGACAGATTCAGAAACCTAATAACCAAAAATGCACAACAAACAGCAGATGAATATAACAGAGCTATCTACAACTGGCTAGGTGAGAGCATTGTTTGGAATCCAGAAAACGATACAACATATATTAACGAGGGTTACAGAAAAAATGCAACTGTATATTCCTTAGTTAATATTATAGCAAAAGCAGCATCATCAATACCATTTCAAGTTTATGAAAAGGTTAATGATAATGACTATAAAAGATATAAGGCAATGAATAGTGGCACACTGGATTCTAGTGTTATGCACAAAGCTGATTATTTAAAAAAAAGAGCATTAGTTGAATTACATGATACTGATTTACATAAATTATTAGAACGACCAAACCCAGCTCAATCGTATGCATCATGGATAACTGAGCTAATTGCTTTTGGTAAATTAACTGGCAACAGATACATTTATGGTATTGCTCCAGAAACTGGTAATGGTGCTGGTAAATACAAAGAACTTTATATTATGCCTAGCCAATTAATTGAAATTGTATCTGGCGGTATTATGCAACCAGTTAAGGAATATCAAATTGAATACAATGGGCAATATAAAATTCCAGCTGATCAAATTTGCCATATAAAAGATTTTAACCCATACTTTGATGGTAGTGGCTCACATTTATATGGGCAATCACCACTTAGAGCTGGTTTGCGATCAATGACTACAAATAATGAAGCGGTACAAACTGGAGTTAAGTATTTACAAAACCAAACAGCTAGAGGTGTTTTAATGAGTGATGAGGGTGATTTAAATGAGATGCAAGCTCAACAATTAAAAGACAAGTTCAGAAAAAATTTTCAAGGATCTGATAATGCTGGTGATGTAATTATAACACCAAAGAAATTATCATGGGTTAACTTTGGATTAAATGCTAGTGATCTTAGTTTAATAGAACAATACAATGCATCTATTAAAGATTTATGTAATATATATAATGTGCCAGTTACTTTACTTAACAACACAGAAAGCTCAACTTATAATAACATAAAAGAAGCTAAAAAAGCATTATATCAAAATTGTGTTATTCCAGAGCTTAATAAAATTGCAGATGAGCTTAATAGATGGCTTGCACCTAAATATGGTGATAAACTTTGTATTGAGTTTGATTATAGTGTGATCCCAGAATTACAAGAAGAAACTGAAAAGGTTGTTGATCAAATGTCTAAGGCATGGTGGTTAACTCCAAATGAAAAAAGATCAGCAATGTCTTTTGGAACTGATGAGGAAAATGAAATACTTAATGAATATTATATACCAGCAAATTTAATTCCAGCATCTGGCAATGATATTGAAATTGAAGATCCGCAACCAGCTTTACAAGAAACTGAGGAAAAAAAAAATCCAATAAGTAATGTTGAGGTAAAAGAAAGTATTGAAACCAAAGATACTTTTGGTGATTATCCTCAAAGTGCTACAAATAATGCTAAAAGAGTAAAGAATTGGATTGATGAGCATGGTCGTAATGAAGTTGATGGCATGACAAAAGTTGGTTTAGCTAGAATGAATCAATTAATAGCTAGGGAAAAATTATCACTAAAAACATTAAAAAGAACATTTAGTTTTTTATCTAGGACCAAAGGTGGTGGCTATAATAAAATAAATCCTGATTATAGAGATACACCATGGAAAGATAAAGGTTATGTTGCTTTTCTTGGATGGGGTGGTCAAAGTATGTTAACCTATGCAGAAAAAAAATTAAATCAATTAGATGAGTAATAAATGGCGAGATGCTTTTGAAAACCAAAGGCGAATTACTGAAAAACGTAATATCTCAAGATTTACTAGATATTACCAAACTGAATACAACAAAGGAGTTGATAATCTTTTAGATACCGGCAATACTAATTATCAATATTTATTTACAATAGATTTTTTTAATAATCTATACAATGAGTTGTATCAAGATACATCAATGCATTTTGCCAAATGGTATGCTAGAACTTTTGACAAACTAATTAAAAAAGGTGTATCTAGTAAAGATTATGTAACTCAATGGCAAGCATCATTTGGTTTATATGCTAAACAAGTAGCGGCCACAAATGTTGTTCTAGTAAGTGGCACAGCAAAAAAAACATTAATTAAAATAACACAAAGATTGTTTTCTGATCCTGAGTTTATGGGGTTAGGTTATGATCAAAAAGCTAGGATATTAAAAAAACAATTTAAAAGATATTCAAGGTATCAAGCACAAAGATTAGTTAGAACTGAAACTACTAGGGCCGCAAATTATGGAGTTGAGCAAAGTGCCTTAACTGTATTCCCTGGCGAAAACTTAATTAAAGAATGGTCCACATCATTAGATGGCAGAGAGAGAGATTGGCACGCACAAGCTAATGGGCAAAAGGTAAAAAATCAAGATTCTTTTATTGTTGGTGGTGAAGCTATTATGCGACCAGGTGAGGGATCTGCTTTAAATGTAGTTAATTGCAGATGCTCTGCTATTTATTACCCAGATCAAACAAACCAACCAAACTCATCAAGTGGGTTGTTATTTAACATAGGAGTTGGCTTAGCAATCAATGAGCTAACAAAGGATTAAAAATTAATTTAGTAATTTTACAAAAAATACATATATGGAATTTATTTACAAGGCGGCTCCACTAGGCGATATAATTGCTGATTTTGATGAAAAGAATGGCATAGTAAAAGGTTATGGCTCATACTTTGACAATAAAGATAGCGACCAAGATATTATAAGAAAAGGAGCATATCAAAAAACAATTCAAGAAAATGGCTCTAGGGTTAAGTATTTATATCAACACGATATGATGCAACCTATTGGTAAAATGGATGAACTATATGAAGATGACAAAGGATTAGTATTTGTAGCAAAAGTTCCTAAAACTCAATTAGGTACTGATGTTATTGAACTAATGAAAGCTGGAGTAATTACTGAAAATTCTGTTGGAATTATGCCAATAGTAAAAGAACAAAAAGGTGATTATAGAGAAATAAAAGAAGTGAAACTATATGAAATTAGTGCTGTAACTTTAGCAGCAAATGATCAAGCTAAGATATTAGATGTAAAAGGAATGTCTAATATTGATCATGTTTACAAAAGATATGACAATATTTGTAAACTACTTAGAAAGGGCAACATCTCAGATGATATGGGATATGCTTTAGAATCCGAAATAATCAAACTCAAAACATATTTCATTAATGCTACTCAGCCAGTTGAGGAAACTACTGAGCCAGTCGAAGTCAAGCAAGAGATTGATATTTATAAATACTTGTTAAATAATTTAAAATAATCTTTACTAAAATGGAAGAAAATGTAAAAAAACAGCTTGACCAGATTGGCGATCTTATAGATGCTAAATTGGAAAAAGCTCATGGACAAGCACTAGAAAGTGCTAATGGTAAGGCAGATGAAATGCTGAAAGGCGAAATTTCAAACCTTGCTAACAAATTTAATGAGAGATTAGATCAAATGGAAGTTGCTAACAAAAAACATTTTGAAGCAAAATCTAATGAAAATCTAACTTTCAAAGGTGGCTTAATGAAGTCAATTAATGATGGTGCTATTGAAAACCTTGTAAAAGGAAACTCAAGATCTGCACAATTTGAAGTAAAAGCGGACATGACTGTTGCTGCTGACTTTACTGGTGAAGTTATACCAGCTGATAGAGTTGCTGGATATAAATATGATCCAACACGACCAGTTCATGTTAGACAATTAATCCCACAAGGATCAACTAGCTCTGATGTGATTAGATTTGTAAAAGAATCTGGATATTCTAATGGTGCTGCAACAGCAGCAGAGGGAGCAACTTTAGCTCAATCTGATTTTGACTTTACTGCATCTGACAGCAATGTTAGAAAAATTGGAACATACTTTAGAATTTCTGAGGAAATGTTGGCAGATACTCCACAGCTTACTAGCTATATTTCAGCTAGAGCGCCAGAAAAATTATTAAATGTTGAGGATTCTCAAATTTTATCTGGTAATGGAACTGCTCCAAATTTATCTGGTATCATAACTGATGCTGCTGACTTTGATGTTTCATCTGGTGGTGCTTTTTACCAATCAGTTGAATCAGCAAATGAATTTGATGTTTTAGTTGCATCATTAAATCAATTAGCACTATCTAACTATCAAGCTAGTTACATAATGTTAAACCCAACTGATTTTCATAAAATCTTATTATTAAAAGATAGCCAAAACAACTATCTAAAAGATCAAGTGTATTCTGGATTACAACCTAACTTTATGGGTGTGCCAGTTATAATAAACAATGCACTATCTGCTGGATCGTTCTTATGTGGTAACTTTAATGTTGGAACTCAACTTTGGATAAGAGACAACGTAAATGTTGAATTCTTTAGAGAAGATGGAACAAACGTAAGAGATGGATTTGTAACTGTAAGAGTAAGCGAAAGAATAGCATTGACAAACTACTTGCCAAATGCATTCGTAAATGGATCATTCTCAACTGCAAAAGCAGCTTTAGAAACTCCATAATAATATTCTTTATTATAATTAAAGGGGTATTTATTACCCCTTTTTTTATGGGGTAAACTCAAATAAATATAAAATAAATGCAAAAAATTCTTTTAAAATCAAAATAAATTATATATTTGTGTAAACAAAAAATTATTACAATGGAAAATACAATTACAATTAGCTTAGATGAATCAAAGATTGATAATCTACACAATGAGGTTAAGATTAGTAAAAAAATATTACTAATAAATAATTTAACTAATAGAATGATTGATACTAAAAAATTTATTAATGAATTAAGAGATGAAATAAAAGAAAACCAAAAAGCAATTGAGGGTTTTGGCTGGGATTTGTCTTGGGAAAAATCAATTAAAGAAATTAGAGAAAAATCTGCAAATCAAATTGAATTAGAAAATGAAATTGAAAAATTAAAAAATGATAATTCTAACACAAGAGATATGATTTCTGAAATGAAAACACACTTTATAGATTTAAAAAATAGATTAAAAACAATGGGGGTGTAAAAACCCCCTTT